TGGAAAAATCATCAATGAGTATCTTGGTAAGATGAACAGACTACACGATCTCATAACTCAGGACTATGATCTAGATTATTTTGGTATTACATATTTTGATTTTATCAATACAGAATTTGATGAGAAGTTTGATAAGTTCTTGTACGAAAAGATAGGGTACGAGGAGATGGAAAATATGGCTCCAACACTCTTCATACGTCCATATGCAGCCACGTCAGTACGTGAATATTTCGCCACAGGCTTTGAAGACTATTACTTAGAGGGCGGACTTCAACTCAAGAAAATATCGCCTATATTGCACTCAAGAATTGAACTTCTTGAAAAGAATACTGATTTTAAATTAATTTAAGGAGACAAAATCAATGAAACAAATTATTATCAACAAAACAGAAGAAGGTGGGAAAATGATCGTAGATGTAAAACTTCCTGCTAGAATATATGCCAGAGATCCTGTACAAGAATTTTCAAACTCTGAACTTCAAGAGTACCTGAAACAAGAAGGAATTATTCTCTCGGATTACGAACTACAGTCTCAGACTTGCAAAATATTGACTTCTTATAGTACTAAAGGGCAACAGCCTAATTTGGAAGGTACTTGGGTTTTCAATAAAATTGAAAAAAAAGAAGAAAGTTTGAATAAAAAGAGTTCCCAAACGTATAAAAAGAGTAAGGCAAAAAAATCGGGGGACTAATGACTAACAAATATATTTCTTTTTCACAACTTAAAAACTGGGTGAAATGCCCATTCTATCACAAACTGGCTTCAATTGATAAAGTTGAGGGATCATTTTCTGGAAACATTTATACTGCTTTCGGATCTGCATTGCATGAAACAATCGAGAAACATCTTGAAAATGAGATCAATCAGGCAGAATTAAGAGACTATTTTGGTAGAGCGTTTGGAAAAGAAAGGAGTTTGTTGGTTGAAGAAATCAAAGACAACCATTTTGATCAATTTAAATCTCAAGGAGAGAACTTGGTAGAGAAGTACAAAGATAAACTTGATTCTTACTTCGGGAATGATTATGAGATTGTCAAGTGCGAAGAAGAGATCTATGAAGACATTACTGATTACAGTGGTAATCCTTTTAAATTCAAAGGATTTATTGACTTGGTTGTCAAGAAAGATGACACTTATCACATTCTAGACTGGAAGACTTGCTCTTGGGGATGGGATGCAAAAAGAAAATCAGATAAGATGGTTGTCTATCAATTAATTTTTTATAAACACTATTATGCATTGAAGCATGGTATCGATCCAAACAAGATTGAATGTCACTTTGGGCTCTTAAAGCGAACTGCAAAAACTAATGAAGTGGAAATTTTTAAAGTTACCTCTGGAAAGAGAAGAACAGAAAATGCTATGGAATTGTTAGTAAGAGCCCTTCACAACATTGATAATGGTGTTTATATTAAGAATAGGCTCTCTTGTGCTAATTGTGAGTTCAAGGGGACTAAACATTGTCCGTAACAAAAGGAGAAGAAATGTCGGAAAAAAGAATTAAAGTTTTGACGATCTCCGATCACCCACTTTCGCCATCGGGTGTCGGAACTCAAACTAAATATATTATCGAAGCCCTACTTAAGTCTGGTAAATTTGATGTAGTCAGTCTTGGTGGGGCAATCAAGCATCCGGATCACAAGCCACAGATCACGGAAGAATGGGGAGAAAGATGGAAAATCTTCCCCGTTGACGGCTATGGTACACAGGATATCGTAAGATCTATCATCAGGAATGAACGTCCTGATATTTTGTATTTTATGACTGATCCTCGTTTTTATGAGTGGCTATGGGAGATCGAAGCTGAGATTCGTTCTTTAATTCCAATGGTTTATTATCATGTTTGGGACAACTATCCATACCCTAAATACAATCAGGCTTTTTATGAGTCTAATGACTTTATTGCTACAATCTCTAAAGTCACAAGTGATATCGTCCAGAATGTGGCTCCAGATGTGAAGGAATTGTATGTACCTCACGCAGTTAACTCTGATTTTTTCAAGCCTCTACCTGAAGAGCAAGTACAACAATTTAGAACTGCTTTTGACGAGCAACACGGAACAGAAGGAAAGTTTTTATTCTTCTGGAATAATCGAAACGCAAGACGTAAACAAAGTGGTTCTTTGTTATTTTGGTTTAAGGACTTTCTGGATGAAGTAGGGCATGATAAGGCTACTTTGATTATGCACACAGATCCAAGAGATGGATATGGGCAAGATCTTAACGCAATCGTAAAAGAACTAGAGATTGACAAAGGACAAGTCTTATTCTCAACACAGAAGGTTGGAATGGACAGATTGGCTATGTTCTATAATTTTGCTGATTGTACTGTCAATATTTCAGATGCTGAAGGTTTTGGGCTTGCAACTTTAGAATCCTTGTCTTGTGGAACGCCAATCATTGTTAATATGACAGGTGGCTTGCAAGAGCAAGTAACAGACGGTAAAGCGTGGTTTGGAATCGGACTACAGCCTGACTCAAAAGCAGTCATTGGATCTCAGCAAGTACCATATATCTACGAAGATCGACTAAATGGCAAGAAAGTGTCATCTGCGTTTAGAGATATGATGTTAGCTGATCAAGATTATCGAGATGCACTTGGTAGAGCAGGAAGAGAGCACGTTATCAAAAATTATAGTTTTGAAGTGTTTGAGAAAGCGTGGGTTGATTTGATGCTTCAGATCCACGAAGAAGAAGGTTCTTGGGAAACCAGAAAGCATTCAAATTATAGATTATTGGAGGTAGCGTGAAAAAAGTATTATTAGTAGCACCAGTTCTTTCTCGTTCTGGTTATGGAGAAATGGGGAGATTTGCTCTTAGAGCGATGATGTCTAATCCGGATGTAGATTTGTATCTGCATAATATTAACTGGGGAAAATCTGGTTGGATCTGGAAAGATAACGATGAAAGAAGATTAATTGATTCACTACTTCAAAAAACAATTTTATATCGACAAAATGGCGGACAATTTGACGCTTCTGTTCAGTGTACAATACCAAATGAATGGCAGCGTCTTTCTCCCCATGATGTTGGATATACAGCAGGGATTGAAACCGATAAGGTGGCAGGAGAATGGCTGGTAAAAGGCAATGATATGAGCAAAATCATCACTATTTCTAAACACGGAATGGATGTCTACAAGAACACCTCATACGAAGCGACAGATAAAAACACTGGACAGAAGATCCCAGAGTATAAGTGTAACACTCCTATGTCATTTGTAGGATTTCCAAAGAGAGATATTGACATTCAAGAGTTAGATCTAGAGCTAAAGCACGATTTTAATTTCTTATGTGTTGCTCAACTCGGCCCACGTAAGAATGTTGATGCCGTAATTAATAACTTTATTGAAGAATTTAAAAATGAGGAAGTTGGACTCCTTCTTAAGGTACATCAAGCGAATGATTCTATTATTGATTTCCACAATATCAAGAAGCAATTTTCTCAAATTACAAAAGCAGCTAAAGAGGAAGGATGGAAATGTTCTATTAACCTACTTCACGGAAATTTGACTGACGAACAAATGCAAGGCTTATACAGCCATCCTAAAGTAAAAGCTATGGTATCTTTCACACATGGAGAAGGTTTTGGACTTCCTTTGTATGAAGCAGTCTGGCACGGGCTTCCTGTGATTGCAACTGATTGGAGCGGGCATTTGGACTTCTTGTCTTTGAAAGAGGATATTAACCCACCGGGTAAGATTAAGGGTGGAAAGACAAAAGGCAAGATTACCACCATGAAAAAGAAGTTTGCTGCTGTGAAATATGAACTAAAACAAATCCCTCAGCAAGCAGTTTGGAATGGAGTACTTCAAGCGGACTCCCAGTGGGCATACATCATTGATGAGGATGCTAGAAAGAAGATGCGTGATGTTTTCGAAAACGAGGAAAAGTATTCGGCTATGTCTGATGAACTTCGTGGATCATATCAAGGTGAACAATATTGGTTTGATAAATTCATTGAGGAACTTGGGCTACAATCTGAACAAGATGAAAATGAGGTTGTTCTATGAAAACAGCAATCATCACTGGAGTAACCGGACAAGATGGCTCTTATCTTTCAGAATTTCTGATTGATAAGGGCTATAAAGTCATTGGAACTTATCGTAGAACTGTGTCAGATTTCGAAAATAAGGCGCAAAACATCAAACACTTATTGAAGAATGGAAACTTTATCCTAGAGGAAGCAGATGTTACAGACTCTGCTTCTTTGTATCGTTTGGTTCATGAATATCAGCCTGATGAGTATTATAACTTGGCTGCTCAATCACACGTTGGTACAAGCTTTAAAACGCCCGTTAGCACCACTGAAATTAATTTGATGGGGTGTATGTATGCTTTAGAGGCAATACGCCTTCAAAAGCCATCCTGCAAGTTCTATCAAGCATCTACAAGCGAGATGTTTGGTGACAATACTCAATGTCCTCAAGGGCTTGGGACTCACTTCTCTCCTGTATCTCCTTATGCATGTGCTAAGTTGGCAGCACATCACATGGTAGGGACATATCGTAAGTCGTATGGAATCTTTGCTTGTTCTGGTATTCTTTTTAATCACGAATCTCCAAGAAGAGGCGAAAACTTTGTAACCAGAAAGATCACGAAAGCAGCAGCAAGGATTAAGTTAGGACATCAAAAAGAACTTCGTCTTGGGAATCTTTCTGCCTTAAGAGATTGGGGACACGCAAAAGATTATGTAAAAGGAATGTGGATGATGCTACAGCACGATGTAGCAGATGATTATGTTTTGGCTACAGGTAAGACTAATTCAGTCCAACAGTTTCTTGAATATGTCTTTGACTATGCTGGGCTTGATATCAAATCACATGTTGTTATTGATCCAAAGTTTTATCGCCCTTGCGAAGTTCCAAAGTTATGGGGAGATCCTTCCAAGATGATGAAAACATTAGGCTGGGTGCCTGAGTATGATTTTGAGGAATTGGCGATGGAGATGTACGAAACAGATCTCAGGAGAGAGTCTGGATTAATTGATTCTCATTTGTGGAACTACTACGATGGAGGTGACAAATGAGACTAGAGAGAATGTTTAATTATGATTTTGATTTAGAGCTACCAATGGATGGTGGAACAATAAAGCAAGAGATACTAGAATTAAAAAAAGGCAACATTGTAAACGAGGAACTTAAGATTTTTGGGAATAGAGTCGAACAAGAATTTATTATCGATGATGTTCATCTTTTGAAAAAGAAGAAAAAAAGATGTGCAGTAATGTCTGTGAAAGATAATCCAGATTTGTTGAGGTTTACGTTGAGCAACTTTAGAAAAAATAATGTTTTTGAATATATTGATTTAATTGTTGTTGATGATCGTCCATCTAATTCTGCTATAAGCGAGGTGTGTAAAGAATCTCAAGTTTCTTATCTTAAAGTATTTTATGACGGATTGTTTAATTTTTCTATGGTTAATAACATTGCTATTCATTTTGCTTTGAACTTGGGATATGAAGAGGTTATTCTTTGGAGTAGTGATTTGTGGGTTGTAGATGAGCAAAATTTGATTAATTTTTTTAAAACTCATGAAAGAGAGAATTCTAAAATATCAGGAGCTGTCCTATTGTATCCCCCGGAGCACATGAGTTTTAGGGAAAGAAAAGAAAAAATTGACATATCCAACACAATACAATTTGGGGGATACTTCCCCTTGATCAATAATAATTTGAATACTGTATTTCCCAATCACTATGGGAGGTATGAAAAATCTGACAGCCTGCTGTTTAAAAATAATAGGTATGATATTTTTACAACTGGTGCTCTAATATTAATGGATATTGAGGCTTATAAAGAATCAGGAGGGCTAAACCCAAGTTTCAAGATTAATTTTCAGGATGTAGATCTATGTCATAAATTTTGTGAAATGGGGTACAATCCGTTGATAATCTCAGAAAGATGTAGATTCTATCATGACGAAGGTGTGTCATTGCAAAGCAATGAGGTAAATGAGTATAAGAAACTTGAAGCGCTACTTCATGCTAAGTTGTGGGATATCCCAAGAATGTCTAGTATATTGCCAATGGGGTTTTTAAAATGAACGAAGTATCAATATTTGGCTCAACGGGCTTTATTGGAAGTAGATATTGTGGGATGTTCCCAAATGAATCAATCAAAATTCTAAGAGAAGAAAATTCTACTCATGTTGGGAAGATTTTGTACTTCATAAGCACTGTTACTAATTATAATATTTTTGAAGATCCTCTTAAAGACATAAACACTAACATGTTAAAATTGGTTAGTGTCCTAGAAGCAAACAAGGAATTGGAAAACTTTGAATTTAATTTTATTAGTTCTTGGTTTGTATATGGCGAACAGGGAGATGCAGTGGTTAAAGAGGATGCTTATTGTGATCCGAAAGGTTTTTATTCTATAACCAAGAGGGCAGCAGAGCAAATGCTCATATCTTTTTGTGAAACATATGGCTTGAATTACAGAATAATTAGACTGTGCAATGTCATTGGAAAAGGTGATGTAAAATCTTCTAGAAAGAAGAACGCTCTCCAATATATGATAGAGAGATTAAAAAAAGGAGAAGATGTGAGCTTGTATGATGGCGGTGCTCATATTAGAGAATACATGCATGTAGACGATGTGTGTTGTGCGATCAAAATGATTATCGAAAAGGGAAATTTAAATGAAATTTATAACGTATCACCTTGTGATCCTGTAACAATAGGAGAAATGATATCATATGCTAAGCAAAAAATAGGCTCAAAATCTAAAATCAATAGTATGAAAACTCCAGAATTTCATAAGATAGTACAGACTAAAGATATAAGGATAGATAATACAAAATTAACTAGATTAGGGTTTAAACCGAGATATGATGTTTGGCAATCTATAGATTTGCTAATTGATTGAATAAAATTGAGCTCTCATACGTATAGAAGATATAATATTTTAAAGGAGGAAATAGTGAAAGAATTAATTGTAACAGGCGGAAGGGGGTTCATAGGATCTCATTTTGTCGAAGAAGCCCTTAGGAGGGGTTGCAAAGTGTTGGACATCGATAAGATGACTTACGCTTCTAATTCTAGTTTGCCTTGGGATAGTCACCCAAACTATACTCATAAGAATATGGATATATGTGAAATAACTCATATACCTTCTTGTGATCTTATAATTAATTTTGCTGCTGAGAGTCATGTTGATAATTCTATTGTCGATAGTAGCCCTTTTGTTAAGAGCAATATTATTGGAGTACATAACATTTTAGAACTCTTGAGAAGAAAGAACCCTGAAGATCGTCCTTTGTTTTTTCATATAAGCACAGATGAGGTTTACGGTGATGTTTTGAACGGATCATTCAAAGAAGAGGATAACCTAAACCCTTCGAATCCGTATTCAGCAACAAAAGCTGCTGCAGAGCACTTAGTTACTTCATATGGTAGAACATATTCCATAGATTATCTAATCTCTAGAAGTGCCAATAACTATGGCGAGAGACAATATCGTGAGAAGTTGATACCTAATTCCATTTATTGCATCAAGAATGATAAAAAAATTCCCATTCATGGTGACGGCACATATATTAGAGATTGGACATATGTCAAAGATAATGTATCTGCCATATGGCTTTTGATAGATTCCGGAATCAAGAACGAAGTATTTAACATTGCTGCTGAAAATCATATGACTAATTTAGAAGTTGTGGATCATATTCTGTCTTGGTATGGTAAAGATAGAAATCAAATAAAATTTGTTACCAACAGAGTAGGACAAGATTTAAGATATTCTGTAGATTCTTCTAAGATTCGAAAATTAGGCTGGAATCCGGAAAAAAGCGAAAGCATATTTAATTGGTTTATAGGGGGTGATAATGACTAAAGATTTTATGTTAGAGGAGATTTTATCAATGGTAGAATCTTATATAAAAGAAAAGCATGCTTCTAAGACTTGGACTGCAGGACAAGATTGGGTAAGATACTCAGGCCCTTATTTCTCTTCTGAAGAGTATGTTAGGGCAGTTAGATCCCTAATGAGTGAATGGCTTGTCATGGGAAATGAATGTATGATTTTTGAAAAAAAATTTCCAAAGCACTTTGGAAAGAGTTATGGAGTTTTGACTAATAGTGGATCTAGTGCAAATCTTTTGATGATGTCTGCTTTGACTTCCAAAAGATCTTATAACTTGCCAAAAGGAACTAAAGTTATTACACCTATTGCTGGGTTTCCCACTACTCTCAATCCAGTTTTTCAAGTTGGATTCGAGCCTATTTTTGTAGATGTTGAGTTAGATACTCTTAACTTAGATCTAGATCAAGTTGAAGAAGCGGCAAAGCAAGGAGCGAAAGTTATTACATTTGCTCACGTTTTAGGCAATCCCCCTAATATGGATAGACTTATGGACATTGTCAAAAAGTATAATTTGATTCTTTTGGAAGATTGTTGCGACGCATTAGGCTCAACATATGATGGTAAGCCATTAGGGAGTTTTGGAGAGTTAGCCAGTTGTTCGTTTTATCCTGCTCACCATATCACGATGGGAGAAGGCGGATTTGTAGCAGCAAGTACTCCTGAACTTGAAAAAGTTGTTAGAAGTTTCAGAGAATGGGGAAGAGCATGCTATTGTGTCGGAAAGAAAGCCAATCTTCTCAAGAATGGTACTTGCAAGGCTAGGTTTAAAAATTGGCTACCTAGTTTACCTGAAGAAGTGTTTGATCACAAGTATGTTTACTCTGAGATTGGCTACAACATTAAACCACTTGAGGTGCAAGCGGCGATGGGACTAGTACAACTTAAAAAGGTTCATGAGATTGACGAATTAAGGAGACAAAACTATAGAAAACTGTATAAGATATTTAAGAAATATGAAGAGTTTTTTATATTACCAAAAGCAACAAGTAAATCCAATCCTAGTTGGTTTGCATTCCCCTTGACAGTAAAAGATAGTGCTCCATTCACAAGAAGCGAAATCACTCAATATTTTGAATCCAATAAAATTCAGACTAGAAATTATTTTGCCGGGAATATTATGCTACAACCAGCATACACCCATTTAATTGATCCAAGGGAAGTCTTAGAGAAGTTTCCTGTTGCCAGAAAAGTTACGGTTTCGACATTCTTTTTGGGAACTTCGCCAGTCATTACCGATGAGCAAATCCAATATATCGGGCACATAACAGATAAGTTTTTTAACAAAGGAGAATCTAAAAATGGCTTATGAGATTTTTGAATATAATGTAGATGAGTATAATTTTAGAGAAGTTATAGTAAAGTTTGTTAAATGCTCTGAATTAGAGAGTCTGCATGAAATAAAAAGTTATGATTTATTTGATTTAAGTAATGATCAAACAAGTGTCTTTCACAGAAATTTTTATGACTCTTGTGAGGTTGATGATAGTTTTGATACGCTATATAAACAATTCGTTTCTAATGTAGTGACAAAATACTTGGGAGATAAAAGTGTTATATATCAGAAGCGTCCAACATTTAGGGTATGTCTTGAGGGCAATATTGCTGTTGCTGAGTTTCACAAAGATTCAAACTATAACCACCCAGAAGAAGAGATAAATTTTTTCATTCCAGTGACTGATTGTAGCAATAATAATACTATATGGATAGAGAAAGAGATAGATTCTGAAGACTATGAGCCGGTAACTCTGAAATATGGACAAGTGCTTGTGTTTAAGGGAGGGCTCTATAAGCATGGAAATAAGGTGAATGATACTGGGCAAACAAGGGTAAGTTTTGATTTTAGAGTGATAAAAGAATCAGAATATGAAGAAAGTAAATTTTTAAATTATTCTTCTATCAATTCTAATAAAAGGTTTATTGTTGGAGAATATTACGATAAAGTTTGAATAAAATCATCAATTCAAACGTATAATAAGTAAAGAGGAGAATTAATATGAGCACTGAAGTTCAAACTACACATTTATCGGATCAAGCATTGGCAGCAATTATGATGGCTTTACAAAATAGCCTTCTGAATCAAACTGACATTGTTCCTGTCCTTAAGGGCTTGAAGTTGACTGTACACCCAACTGAAGGCGTGATCGTGATGAATCCACCTATTTTGAGAACTCAACCTCAAGGTGAAACAATCGAAACGAGTGTACAATAATGCCGAAATATTCATACCGCTGTGACGCTTGTGAGAGCGAATATGAAATTTGGCATGGGATGACTGAGGAGCACACGAATTGTAATGTTTGTGATGCTCCTTCCGTCGTTCGTATTCCTGCGCTTTTGGGAGAGGTTACAGTAAACACTCCTAAGCAAAAAGTCGGTGATGTTGTGAATCGCACGATTGAAGAAACGAAAAGAGAGGTAAAGGAATACAAAAAGAATATTGACAGGAATTTTAAATTATGATTTTATATTTTATATTGGGATTTTCAATCCTACTCAATGCTCTTTTGGGGTGGTATATTTACAAACTTTTAAGAAACTTAATTTCTATGGAAGATGCTTTCTATGATATGAAAGAAAAGTTGCTTGAGTTTGCCACTCACTTGAGGGCTATCAACAAAGTCGAATCCTTTTACGGAGATCCAACCATTACAGCCCTTGTGGAGCATATGAAAAGACTTGCTGGAGATATTGAAGTGTATTCTCAAGTTATGGTTGTGTTTGAAGATGATCTACAGGAGGAAGAGACAAATGGCGAAACAGAGGAAGCCTAGAACAAAAAGAATGTATTTTACTAAGGTTCATGAAGATGCAATTATTGAATTTAATGATCCAAATACAGACTTTAAAAGAAAATCAGAGTTGTACGAAACTCTCATTCATCCAGCTCTAAACGAGATGGTTGATAAAATCGTATATACATACAAGTTCACAACACTACCAAACATCGCAGAATTGCAACAAGATTGTAAGGTAATGTTAGTAACTATCTTGCATAAATTTAAGCCTGAGAAGGGACACAAAGCGTTCTCGTACTTCTCAGTTATTACGAAAAACTGGTTTATTGCACAAGTAAAGAAGAACAAGAAAAAGAATCAAAGAGAGACTTCGCTCGAAGGGCAAGTTGAGGCTGGGTTTGAACCCGGAATGGATGATGTGTATCATGAAAACAGAGAACGACAAGAGTTTATGAGACTTCTTAGAGAAGAAATAGCATCTTGGGAATCTGTGACAATGCGCCCTAACGAAAAGAAGGTTTATGATGCCATAAACACTTTGTTGGATAACGCCGACAAGATTGAAATATTTAATAAAAAGGCTATTTACTTATACCTTAGAGAGATAACTGGATTAAATACGAAACAAATCGTAGCCCAGTTGTCTAAAATGAGAGAGAAATACTCTGATTTCAAAACGAGGTATGAAAATGGTGAAGAGTAATGTCAAAGAGACTTGATAAATTTATTGAAGAAGCAGTTGAAAATATTAGAAAAGATCGTGAGACAACCCAAGAGTTGTTGAGCGATCTTATTACTATTGCTGGGCAAAGCGAACATGCTCACAAAGAGGTGTCACTAGCTGCTGCAAAATACGTTGAGACACTTCAAAGATCCAATGAGCAGTTGGTTAAGTTGGCTGCATTGGTACAAAAAAACGAAAAGAAAGATTCTGTATTCAGTTTCTCTGGAAATGACAAGGATGATATTTACGATATGATCCAAGACAAAGATAAGGAGGAGTAATGGATGGCTTCGAGATTTATACCACCTCCTAACAGGCTGAATCAGATATCGAATAAGAAATCTAAGAGATCATTCTCTGATGATTCTGGGCAATCTATATTTCATGAACTGAAAAAGAATGTTCGTGATAAACACACCGCTGATGCCTTTGAGCAAGTTGGCTCTATGAATGCAATTGTCTTAGAAGTGATTGACACTCCAGTTGACAATATTCTGTGGAAAAACCCAATGATGTCTTACCTCAAAGAAGAAAAGGGTGTACTTCCGGATTACATAGAGATTAGGTTTAGAATCCCGGAACTTCACGCTCACTTACCTGAGCCTGAAAACGCAAGTGATTGGGCAGCGATCAACCGACACCCTAAAGCACTTATGACTAAGGACAAGGCAATCCCTGAAGTTGGTGATATTGTGGTTATTGATTTCCAAGATAAGAACAATTTCTCAGGAGCATCTGTATCTGCTACTGTAAATAGTAGCAATCCACCTGCTGGAGGAGGTGTCTGTAAGGCTTCTGAGGCGTTTGGTTCTGGTGAGCCGACACTTAACCTTAATCAACCTCAAGGAGACGCTCAAGAGCCTTCAGGAGGCTCTGAGAAGCAAGAATTCACCAATGATCCATCTACTGAATCTTATTCTGAAGGGATAGACTATGACTCCAATAAAAACACGCAAATCACACAATATGTTCACAAGTTGTATTACTTGGTTTCCCTATCAGAATTCGATACAATGCCAGAATTTTCAGATGTTAGTTTAACTTTTGATAGTTTATTGAGAAAAGACGTATACAACGTTTGCTTCACATTGGCTCACGGCGATAAAAGAATCAGAGATGTACAGAGGCTTAAAAAGATCATGATTGATTTGAAATCAAAAGGAGTGAGAGTAGGACTGATGATAAGGCAAGATTATGAGCATTTTATGGATAATTTCAAATTTTTATCGAGCATAATCAAAGAGACGTTCCCTGATTATTTTATCAACCATTATACCACTGAATCCTCTAGCGAAGCAATAAAAGTAGATAAAATTTGCTCCAATTTGACTATGCAAGGCAGGATAAGGCAATTTGCTTATTTTAGTCATGAGACAGATAATAGTCTGTTTTCCGTAAAACTTGAGCATTGTTTCAAGATATTTGCTAGTAAAAACCATTATGACTTTAACTTACAGAAAGATAATTCACCTAAGCCATATTCTAAATTTTCAATCTCTGCCACTCCTTTACTAAAGAGAAGAGATGCTTTTAGACTAGGAGGGATTAATTTTCTTAAAACGCCAGAGCCAGATGGTGATCCTTGTTTGTACGGAGAAAGGACTGGTAAAATATTCTTCGAAGAGTTTAAATATGCAGGTGCTCAGGAAACATTGATCGATGATTACAGCAGGCTTGAAAAAGACATTCTATCTGTTGTAAAGGGTGTCACATCAATATCCGATACTCAAAAGCAAAACTTTCTAAGTAGTGTGGTACGTAATGAGAAGAAACAAAAAGCAGAAGTTAGAAATACCACTAATCAATCCTTCCAAGATGATCCTATAGGACAGCCAGTTGACAACACTCCTACCCTTGGCGTAGAAAATTCTTCTGTCCCAACTCAGTCTGCGCCTATAGAGAATAATGCTTCGCCCGGATTGCAATGTGCTCCATTGCCCGGATTAGGAGGGTTGCCGAACCCTGTTGGAAATGGTGAACTTGTGCAACCGCCAACCTTAAGGTTTTCTGAAGTGCCAAATTATCAAGAATTGGGATGGACTACTGATGCAGACAAAGGGGTGAATAATGTTATATTAGACTTTATGAATCGATTCACTTCTGCATATTACAGAAGAATTCCAATGAATGATCCAATCAACACAGGAAGTGCTTATAAGAAAATCAGAGTAACCTCAACTCTCAGAACTGCTTCTAAGCAGGTATATTTAATGTGGGACAAGATGGATAAAGGCGGAGAAAACGCTGTGTGGAGTTTGTATGGCTCAAGTGCACAATGGGTTAAAGATGTCGTGGCAGAATGGAAAAGACATAAAACAGGTGATGCTGGGGCAAATGCAAGAGCAGTGGCTTCCGTACAGGCAAATATTGACAGAGGAAAGCAATCTGGAAAAAGAGGACACAATTATGGATCTGGGGTAGACATTCACACTTGGAGTCATCTAAAAGCGGAAGGGCAGCCGTATGAAGGAGTCTCAGAGGCTCAAATGAAAAATACGAGATTCATCAGAGCAGTAGTTGAGGCAGCTAAAGAAGCAGGTGGTAAACCGGTTGTTGAGTCTTATCAGCAGCACGTTCATATAACAATCTTGTAAGAAACTAATTACTATTTGGAGTAACAAAAATGCCTAGATTCAAAAAAGCACTAAATATCGAGAACCTTAAGAAAGAATTAAAAGAAGACTTGCTATCTTCTCCAGATTATATTAACAACCTTTATGGTAGGGGAATAGCAGGATCTAGGGTATCTGAGCCCATACCTCAATATACTCAAGCAAAAGCTGAAAAAGTGATTGAAAATGGCACAAATGCTTATGTTGTGGTTGGAAAAGATCGTCCCGGTTCGATTATATCTGGGTACGGCGGAAGAGGAGACTCTGGTGCTGGGACTATAGATATGGTTGCTGGTAGAATGTCTCACAATCCATCAGCAGTCAACTCTAGGAATGAAAACCTTAAGGCTGATCCAGATTTCAAACTTGATGCATCAAGAATATATGTTAGTCAAAAAACTGATATAGACGATAACTTTGACTTAGTTGATGGCAAAGTAGGTAGATCAAAATCAAGATCTGGAATTGGAATCAAATCGGATGCCATAAGAGTGATTGGTAGAGAAGGGATAAAGCTTGTTACAGGCACGGACGTGAAGGGTTCTCATGGTGAAGATATTATTAGTGTATCTGGGATTGATCTTATAGCAGGAAATGATGATGGCAACATCCAACCTCTGGTTCTCGGTGATAACGTCAACGAATCTCTAGAGAAAATGGCTGATTTTATAGATAAGTTAGCTGGAATTGTTTCGTCTGCAATAGTATATCAGATGAAGTTCAATACAAAAGTGGCATCACATACGCACATTACGGCATTCTTTGGAACGCCAACTGCACCATCTGAGATCTTGATCCCTGCAGGAGTACAAGTCGCCAAAGATTTGGGAACAAAGACTATCAAAGATATCGTCAAGATTAGGACAAACATAAAATTTCATAAGCAAACTTATTATGCAATATCAGGTAAAAAATATATCAATAGTAGATACAATAATACTAATTAGGGCGAGGAAAAATGAAACAAAATCTTAAAACAATCACAGAAGTTGAGTTATATGACTCGGCAGAAGTCACGGATAATCCAGTCCGCACGATCGGCGAAGGAGAAGAAGTTCAAGTAACACAGATTAATATTGGCGATAGATATCAATATTGCGAGGTGGAATATGAGGGTAAAAAATACTTTATGAGATCCTGTTTTCTTGAGCCTTCAGAAGTTATCTATGAGGCGATATATGATGAATCTCATGATGGCTTGCGAGAATCAGAAGAAAGTGGTGACGATATCAAGATTGGTGTACCGTATAGAAAGAATGGAAGAGTTCATATAGTCGTAGAGACTGGGTATTTCGATAAAAAAGAATTAGAGGAAAATCTTGGACTCACAAACTTGGAGAACTTAAAAGCTGCTGCAGCGCATGATATTCTAGAATATTACGGAAAGAACGTTGACGCAGATCAATACGAAGAGAAGTTGCTTGAATTTATTTTGAACCCTTTTGGGCTTCTAGAAGTGGGCGACTTTAGATATTCTGTGCGTCCGGGCAAAAGCATTAAGGTAAAATTCTCTATTCATGAAAAATATATTAATTTTTTCGATGATATGACTCTTGAGGATTACACGATCCAGAACATCAACACTAACTTTGTAACCACAAACTTCAGATTGAATGAAACGGAAATGATCATCAAGAACTTATCTAAGGTTTTAGACAAGTTTCAGAAATCAAGTTCTTTATTGTCAGGTAACTTGCAGGGTTTTAATTTCAGACAACTGTCTGTTAAGTCAAAAAAATTCTTAGCAGATTTCAAAAAATATTTATACGAAAACGACATAGTAATAACAAAAGATTCAGACAATAAAGTTGAGCTAGGATTCGACAAGGACACAGGTACATTAAAGTATGTGCTTTATTTTGATCCTGCAGGAAGGTTTTTGAAAATTGGAATGAGTTATCTTTGTCGAATATTTGATCCGGACATATCAAGAATGATCTTGGAACACAAGAACATCATCAAATCAGTTAACTGCAATCTAGATCCTATACGTTTCGCTAAAAAGTATTCTGGATTTATGGTATACAATCCTGCACCAAAAGAAGGGAACAGCAAAGGAAGCCCAATATCAGTCTCGATAGGAGAGATTCAGCCTCCTAAGATCGCAAAATTGGAGCCTGAGTTTTCTATATCTACGGCATCTGATAGTTCTAAGTTCCACAAGTTAACACAAAATGAGGGCTTTAGATCTGATTTGATTGAAGTACTGACTAAATCAAGAGACTTGGTTGGCGATAAATTACTTATTGAATTACCTAATATCATAAACAACATTGGCGATCTGCAACTTCTATATGAATTGGTTCTTAACAATGTGTCAATGAAGACATTGGTTGACATGTTGGTGAAGTGTGTCGGATCGGAACTGAGTATGCCAGAATTAGAAGAGATAAAACTCAGAGGAGTCTTAAAGATGCCTCCTCTTCCAGAACTTGGCGATATAGTGTTTGAGTATCTAGAACCAGATGAACTTTCAGATTATGGAGAAGAGATTTGTAGCGCCTGTAGGATGGGTAAGAATGAGTTCTCAAATCTAATTTCTTCATTGTCAAGTGTTCAAAGAATCGGAACCTACATGATACATTATAAAGAGGATGGTAGTCTTGGAGGGATGATACCGGAATATTTCTCCGGAGATCTTGAGTCCATTCTTCTGAGAAATGATTTGAACAACTGTGAGAACTTGAGTAATGCAGTTTCCTCAGAGCAGTTCGATTTCAGTATATTTTATCAGAAAGAGATGGCACAAACCATTATATGTGAGATTACAACCAGCGGACTACCAGAATTTCAGGACATTAATCCTTGTTTCGGAGTGAGCAGTCTGCCTTCGGTGGTGCTTCCGAGCATTAAGATTGATTTGTTTGACTTTTACACTAAGTTGGACGCTTCTTGTGTGAGAAAGAGTACAGATGAATATTTCAAAAAGAGCTTCCGAAGAGAAAATGATCCACAAGGTGAGCCTCCCGGATCTTCCACTGGGGATCCAGATCGTCCATCCGTAAGAAGAAGGTTGCTTGAGATACCTAAGGTGTCATTCAAAATGTGTGATTTGGAACTGACTAAGGAGAAGTTGCTCAAGAGAATGGATGGTGTAGATATTGACTTTGAGATCAAGAAAATTGATTCTCAATTCTCATTCCCAAGTATTCAAGAGATCAACCCTAGCTTTGATTTTGGCGGTTTTCAGTTTCAAGGGTTAGATGATATATTTGGAGGAGCCATAGAGTCCATTGAAGATTCTATTAAGGCAGGGATCGAAAAGTCACTTGTCATCTCTTTCAAGACAATATTGAAAAGAGTGTTGGATTGTTCGATTAAAGATTTTTCAAAACTTGAGAAACCAGATTTCGGGTTTATAAAAATAGGCGATATCATGAACGCCAGTGTCAACACCAATTTTGATGCAGCAATAGATATCGCTAAGGGCAAGATTTCTATATCTATGAAATCCAAATCAGCTAACAACTGTGGAGATATGATAGAGGTTCGTGAACCAACAAAGAAAGAAGTTGAAAAAATGTTTGATGACATATCAAATTCAGCAAGTCCTTTCGAGGTGATCAACATTCTTAAAGGGAGAGTAACCGAAAAAGATTGCGAAAACCTAACTTCAAGCATCGAAGATCCAATATCTTCTGTATTAGATTGTTCTACATTTATCGATATATTTGAAGAAATCGCAACAATTGTTGATTTTGATTTATTAGATGAATTGGAGAATGCATTTGACAACGAAGAAGTGTTTGTTTCTTTGTGTGAAAAGAATGAAATTCCTTTCTATTCAAACAATCATGCCGATATTAAAGACAGTCTTAGAGAGAACTATGCCAATATCTCTGAAGAAGAGTTGGGAAATATCGCTGAGGATATTGTCGATGAGGTGAAAGATTCACTTGTTGATGCGATCGGCAATCTTAAAGACAACTACAATGATGTACTGCCATTTGACGAGAACCCATGTTCTTTTATGCCACCGCAAACTTCTATACCGGCAATGAATTTTGTAAACGATATCGTATTTGACAATATATTTGATACCATAGAGAAGCAATACAAGAACGATGCAGCAACACTACAGGATGCATTTTTGGTTACAACAAGTTCAGATGAGTATGTGAAAATGAGGAACTATCCGGATGATGCTATTTTGAAAGAATTTAGACAACTATCTGACGGGACATATGAGCCTGTGTTTGAAACTTTAGCAGATCTGTATCCGGACAAATTCGACTTCAATGAAGAGAATCCCACTATTTATAACAAAGAGTTTGGGTATAACTATTATGGAGAGGGTACTAAGCTTTATTTCAAACAACAAAATGGTAGATTTACCAGAGCCGATTCGGGCTTTGAACTCAAGAAGGTTGATGATGAATGGGATTTCAAAGAGAACAGATCAGGATTCAACAATATATACGCAAAGAAACAGATCCCAACGTCAGTTCCTGTACCAATGGCAGCATCAGATTTCAGAACTTACAATATTACTACCGCAGTTAGCAAAGAAGAGAGCGACTTCTTGAGAGTTAGCAACACGATTAACTCGACACTCAAAGGTGAACCCATCAGGGTTTCATTTGACTTTAAGGAAACTTTAGGATTTGAAGTAGAACAATATGATCCAAACTCTGGAGAGTTTGAGTGTATCGAGAACTTTTACATCAAATCAGTCAAGAAAGATCCGTTTGTGATTACTGGCTTGTTCAAACACCATACACGAAAAGTTGCTAAACAGTCTATGGATTGGGAATATAAATTTAACAAATTCAAATCTATGTTCGACAGTTACAGCTCAGGACTAATACCCACTATACTGGGTTCTATGTCAAGGAATATGAGAACTGCGCTGTTAACAGAGGAGAAGGATTCTGAACTATTTGAATTAGACAATATGTTAGCATTCATTATCGATAATGATTCGGTAAACTTATTAAAGCTTCAGGATTCGAAAAACTCTGCTAGAGAAGAATTTAATTCTGAATGCTCATTCTCGGAAAATGATAATTCTTTGTCGACATCCTCGATCAAGCATTTGATTTATCTTTTGGTTAGGGTTCAAGTAATCGAAGAAATTGTTAAGGGCGCATTCTGTAATTCTAATGCACATGATGTGAAGGCGACTAGATCTTTTATAGCCATAGTATGGGCTAAACTGAATAAATATCTAGAAGCGCAAAAAGACGCATTCTCTGTAAAGTTTTCTGAAAAGTATCTAGAAGCATATAAAGAAGAGTTTGCCTACGATTCGTTTACTTTTATGAGCATGGTAAGAGAGATATATTCAGATATTCAAAAAAGTTTTGAAAAGATATTTCGAAAATCAGAAGATGTGCTTCCATTGTTGGCTAATCAGTTTGCATATGATACTGAGACTGTACAAGACAATTTAAGTTCATATGTTGAAGAGTTTATGCTAGCGTACATATCAGGTAAAAAGTTTTTTGTTCAAAGGGTTTATAGGAATAAAGAAGGCAAAGAGATATTTTATTTTGGCTATAATCAACTTTCATTAGAAGATAAGTCCAAATATAAGCTATATTTAAGACTGTCTTATATCTTGAAAATAGGAAGGGGTAGTGAAATGCCTTGGAATTTTACAGGTGAGTACGACAGAAGAGAGTTGAGGGAAGATTCTAAAATATACAAACTGAAAAATAGTATTTCTCATGAATATTTGGCAAACTATGGAATCCCTTCGAATTTTGAAGATTATTATCTTTTACCTCTTGCGGAAATGAGGGCGGAGTATAGCAATACTATGGCTGCTGGGAGTTTAGATCAACTATTAGGAACTTTGGGGACTAAAGGAGAGATTTCCAAGCTCTTGATCGCAGATACGGGAGAAGATACGGACGTATATAATTTCTTAATGAATGTGGTTAGGGTTGATCACCTTAAGTCTTCTATCGAAGAGTTGGTAAAGGTGCTTGTTGAATCTGAAAGTCCTGAGATTTCGCTGATATTCTCTGAAACAAAAGATCTAATCAAGAGAAATATAGAAACTCTCGATCAAGATCCGTCAGCGTTTGAGTCTCAAGATATGGAATTAGACAGCCTAACCTTAGAGCAGCAATCAGGAATATCTACAAATCCTGAATATTCGGCGACTGCCAAGAAAATGGCTCTCATGACTGTGCCATTGATAATTAAAGGCTTTGCAGAGCAATTTGATCCTAACATCAAGATTGCTTCAAAGATCAGACAAGGTGCTTCTTTGGCAGGATTTGACATACCTCCACCTGCGGCGTCATTAATGGCACTACCAATGAACTTGATTCCTTTTGCTCCCGGCCCACCAATCGGCCCATTAGGTTTGCTATATCTAGCAAGTTCATTCTTGGAACCTAAAGAGAGAAAAAGATTAGCAGATCTTAAACGTGGAGATAATTTGAATCCCGGAGCAGATCCAGAAACAGGAACTTTTGTTGGCGGAACTTTGGAAGAGCAACAGGAAACACTCTCAGAACTATCTGCAGAAGCAAGAAGATTAGCTCAAGAAAAATATAATGAAATATCAGATCTGACAAAAGATTTTTTCGCTGCTTTCCGAAAAGAGATTGAATACCTTAGAGACAATATGCCTCCACTTGAATCTGGTAGCGATGAGGATAGTGTTCCCGTAACAGAGATTGACTTACCCGATAATGGTGGATCCGATTTATATCCATTGGGAGACGCATTTGGACTTGTTGAAGACGGAACCCTTCATGTGTCGGATCCACATGGGGTTGGTGCAGTGGCAAAGAAAGGGAACTTATATGAATCAGGGCTTGTGAGTTTTGATTGTCTTGAAGATTATGTTTTTGAGAATGTTTTATACTACAGCACTTTCAATAATGATTTATCTGATTTGTTTGAAAAGTTGTTTTGGATGTTCCAGCTATTTTTCCCCGCCCCAAAAGCAATAGAAGGACTAGGCACAGGAGGGTTCAATACTGCGTTGATAAAATATTTAAAATACTGTAAAAAATTTGATATGCAACAAGGTTCCCTAGGGTTTAAAATCAATAATTTTTTGACAGATCCAGACTTTGTTCCAGCAAAGCGTGTGTTAAGGCATATGAGCAGGACACAACATGTTATTGAAAATTTATGTCAATATTATATGTATGAACTTTTTATGGCATTTGAACAAAATCAGAATATTTTGGACTCAAAGTATGAAAATGTGTCCAGACAATATAATAAAAACTTTGAAAGTTACAGATCTGATCTCGAACAAGAAGATTATGACGATTATAGACGATATGTAGCTTCAAGACTTGATATTAATGATGATAATAGTACGCAAATATATAGCGATTTTATCAGTAGCTCAAGTCTAAGGTATGCAAGAGCCAGAACTATAACTGAAACGGATCAAAATGGGAGAACTATTGGAGACAAGTTGTATGGCACAATTGGTATTTTTGGAAACCCAATTACTGAATTTGCAGGACTAAATATGACTGACTTACTACAATCATTACGAACAAGATATCTACAATCTTTGCAAAATGGATAAAATAACTATTTAGGTTTGAGGTAATTAATATGTCCAACTATTCACCAAAACTTCCATTGACTCTAGATGAGTCAAATGGCTATGCCAATAACCAAACTGTACTTGAAGTGGTACATCAAAATTTAAAAATGATATTGCTCACAAGTCCCGGAGAAAGGATAATGGATCCAAACTTTGGTGTTGGAATGAGAAGATTTTTATTTGAGCAAAATGACGCCTCTACTCACTCTAGAATAAAAGCTAAGATTAAGCGTCAAGTGAGCGAATATATGCCGTATATTGAGATTCAAGACGTGTTATTCAACACAGAGGCAAATAATGATAATATAACTGCAAACCAGTTACTACTTACAGTTAAGTTTTACATTGGTAATTCAGGTGCCGTTAGTGCACTGACTGTAAGTGTTTAAAGAGGGAAGTAAATGGCTAAATATGATGATAAAAACAAAAAGGTGCCTATCAAATACACCAGTAGAGATTTCAATTCAATCAAGCAAGACTTGATTAATCACGCAAAGAGGTACTACCCAGATACCTATAAAGATTTTAATGACGCTTCTTTTGGATCTCTTGTGATGGATCAAGTTGCATATACTGGGGATATTTTGTCATTCTATTTGGATTATCAGGCAAATGAATCATTTCTGGATACGGCTAACGAATATGATAATGTGGTTAAGCTCACAAGACAGATGGGCTATAAATACAGAGGAAAGCCATCAACTCACGGTTATGTTTCTTTCTATATCTTGATCCCTGCTGATTCTACGGGGTTGGCTCCGGACTCTAGGTATATTCCAGTGCTCAAAAGAAGAACAGAATTGGCTTCTACTTCTGGTGAGAGTTTTATCTTAACAGAAGACGTGGACTTCCGTGACTCAAGTAATGAAATCGTAGTGGGAAGAGTCAATACAAACACGGGATTACCTACTCATTATATTATCAAATCTATAGGAAGAGTCGTATCAGGGAGATTGGCAGAGAAGAATATTACAGTCGGAGCGTTCAAGAAGTTTAATAAAATTCTTCTCGGAGACACAAATGTTGCTGAGATTTTAGATTGTACAGATAGGGAAGGACATGAATATTATGAAGTTGAGCACTTAGGACAAGATGTTATTTATCGTGAGATTCCAAACAACGATTCCAACACTAGAGAAGCTGCTCCAATGTTACTGAAACCCACAGCAGTTCCAAGAAGATTCGTCGTCGAAAGAAGTCGATCACAAACTCACTTAGTATTTGGCTTCGGTTCTGAAGAAGATATCAAGATCGATAAGGTGGTAGATCCAAGCAACGTAATCCTAGATCAGTTTGGAAGAGACTATATCACGAACACCGACTTTGATCCTTCAAACTTGTTGGGTACTGATAAGTTTGGCGTATCTCCTGTGAATACTGTTCTTAAAATCGTATTTAGAGTGAATAGTAGCAACAATCCAAATGCTGCTGTCGGATCTGTGACGCAAATAGTTAGGGCAATCTATAGCTTCGAAGACGAAACTACACTAGACTCAGCTAAGTTAGCGCAGGTTAGAAACTCTTTAGAATCCTCAAATGACAATCCGATTGTTGGGCATGCAAATATCCCAACAACCGAAGAGTTGAAGATTAGAACCAAATCTTTTTTCGCTGCACAGAACCGTGCAGTAACCAGAGAAGACTACAAATCTTTAGTCTATAATATGCCTCCGAAATATGGCGCTGTCAAAAGATGTGCTGTATTGCAAGACAAGGATTCATTCAAAAGAAACCTTAATATGTATATTATATCTGAGAATAGTGCAGGAAATCTAACTGAGTCAAACGATATTATAAAATCAAATATCAAGACTTGGTTAAATCAGTATCGAATGGTTAATGATACATTAGACATTATGGACGCAAAAATCATCAATTTAGCCATTTCTTTCACTATTGTGACTAAGGGTGGCTACGACAAGTTTAAAGTCCTTGACGAGTGTCTGAGGACGCTTAGAAATCGTTTCTTGAAGCACTATGATATTGCCGAGCCTTTTAGTTATACTGAAGTGTATGCAACCCTAAATAGAGTTGAGGGAGTAGCAGATACAACAGATGTACTTGTTACGAATAAAAATGGTGGTGCATATTCTAGAAACGGCATAGATATTGCCAAGAACACTACACCTGATGGCAGGTTTGTTGCTTGTCCACTCAACTGTGTTTTTGAAGTTAAATTTCCAACAATCGACATTAAAGGGAGCGTTAAATAATGGGCATTAAAAGATATACAGCAATCGCAGACAACACGATCACAAACCAGTTTAACGAAGCATTGAGCAGTAGAATGACAAATTCAAATGCTGGATTGGCTGATTCTCTTGAGATATTCAAGCTATATGGACAGGTAGAAGCCACCACTGTAGAACAATCCAGAATTCTTATTAAATTCCCAGTCAACGAAACAGATCTTTCATCAGATATCAGAACAATCAAGCAAGATCGAGACGCTGGAATCTTACCTGCATCTGGATCAGTAAAGTTTGTTATGAAATTGCATGACGTTGCTCATACCGATACCGTGCCAAGAAACTACAAGATTGTAGCACATCCACTTACGGTAGATTGGGAAGAAGGAGTTGGGCTTGACTTAGATAACTATTATGACTTCGGGCAATCTAACTGGCTTTCTTCATCTGCATCTACCGCTTGGAGTAATGGTGGTGCAGAAGGCGACTACAACACAAATTATGTTTTTGAGCAAATGTTCGATACTGGGCTAGAAGATATTGAAGTAGACGTCACAGAATATGTCGAAGATGTTCTTGACTCCTCTTTGAATAGTGGCAACAATTACGGATTTATCTTGAAAATATCTTCAAGCTACGAATCAGACACCAATTCATATTACACAAAAAAGTTTTCTGCTAGAGGAACTGAGTTCTTTTTCAATCGTCCAGTCATTGAAGCAAGATGGGATTCGTCTGTAAAAGATGATAGATCGAACTTCTATTACAGCTCATCTCTTGCTCCAGCCGAAGACAATCTTAACACATTGTACATTTATAATAATATCGGTGGCAGATTAAAAAACATTCCGTCTGTAGGCACAGGAGAACTGGCTGTAGCGATATATGAATCCTCAGCATCCGCTCCATCTGGTACAGCATTACTCGAAGTTACTGGAGGATACGTCTCGACAGGAATCTATAGTGCATCTATAGCCCTAACAGGGACATCGGAAACCTTACATGACGTTTGGTACACAGGATCAACACAATTTCACACAGGAACGATTTACCCAGAAATCAGAAACACTGGGACAACAACAAAAACAAACGACTACTACGTCTCTATTACTAATTTAAAGAAAGTTTACGAAAGTGACGAAACAGCAAGATTTAGAGTTTATACAAGATTAAAAGGCTGGAGTCCAACTATTTACACAAGAGCAGTTGCAGAACCTCAATTGTATATTCCAACATCAGGATCATATGAAATCTTTAGAATTATTGACAACTATAAAGTTATCGAACACGCTACAGGAAGCGTTAAATACACAGAGCTGTCTTTTGATGGCTCAGGAAGCTATTTCGATTTGGATATGTCTATTCTTGAGCCCGGATATTCATATGGGGTTAAGTTAGCATTTTATGATGACTATATTGCTGATTATAAACCAGTAAGCAAGGTATTTAAATTTAGAGTAGAGAGATATGAAACTTAAAGACTTATTTAATTCAACAAAAACAATCCAATCATCAAGCCTAGAGGATATGGCTAATGAAGTAGAATCGCAAGAATATATTGAATCTTTCAACAAAGATAAGATAAGATTCATGCCAAATGTCGATTACAGCGATCCAAAGAATTTTGCTTTCTTTGGCTCTGCAGAGCGATACTACACAGACGGTTTTAAGAGAATACGAAACACATTTCCATACGATGGCTCAGAAAAAGAGAAATACGACTGGCTTTTTGATTCTACGTTCATCGATATGTACTTATTCGAGCATAAATATCCAAGATTTAATGGATATGCGACTCTAAGTTATCCAAACTGGGGAACATTGAACGGCTCTATTATCGATGGATATGGTAAATCTACAACAAATACATACATTAAGACGTTTGGCGGCCCAAATAAATCAGATTTATTAGGACTAAAGAAGCAATATGAAGACGCCAACATTCTTGATGCTGACAAATCGAGAGAATCTAATCTCAAATTTGACTTATCTGAGGGTGTTACGATTGAAATGTGGGTTAAGAAGCCTGCTTTCGACACATCAAAAACTGAAAAAGAGGTTTTATTCGACTTGTGGAACGGAGAGGCTTCTAGTTCTGCACAATATGGTAGGCTCCGTTTGGAACTTACTGGTGCTTCTAGCGGCTCTCCCTTCTTATTTACAGCCTTAAGTGGAACTTCGGGTATCCAAAATCAATCCATAGGGCAAGATCTAACAACTGGCTCGATTGAAGATTGGACTCATGTTGCTTTGAGTCTTAAGAATAGCGGAAATGATATCTCAGCGAACCTCTACATCAATGGACAGTTCAATCAAGAGCAAATTGTAAGTTCTGCTGCGATTGAAAACGTGACAGGCTCTATTATCTCATACATTGGAGCGCTACAAACTGCTCCATCTGGCTCTCCCACTGTAACAGAAGGTGCTGGGAAGTTCTCTGGATCGATTGACGAGTTCAGATACTGGAAAACAGAGAGAACTTCTAAAGAAATCGGAAGATACTATTGGACTAATATCGGTGGTGGCACTAACTCGGATGAAGCTAATACAAATCTGGGCGTTTACTATAAATTCAACGAAGGTATTACACAAACCTCATCAATCGATTCAAGAGTTTTGGATTACTCTGGACGAGTTTCTAATGGATCTTGGTTTGGATATCAAGATGGAGCACGTTCGGAAGATTCAGCGATTGTACTTGCTGGCGTAGCTCCAAAAGAATTCAAAGATCCAACAATCTACTCTGCGCATCCGGATTATATCAGCACTTTAAGTGAACTTCAGTCATCTGGTAGTAACCACGATATCAACAATAACGCTTCTTTGATTAAGTCAGTTCCCGGATGGATCTTGGAAGAGGACAAGGAAGAAGGGAATGTTAATATCTTGACTCACATCATGGCGAGTTACTATGATAATCTTTATTTGCACATTCAAGATCTTAACAGTCTTAAAGATGTGTACGCTCATTTCCAGACTAAGATAACTGATAGACACAACAACACGGACACAGAGGGTAGTGTTAAGCCTCTTCCATTTGCTGACAGACTATTGACAAATGCAGGGTTTGTTGCTCCTGAGTTATTTGCTGACGCTTCTGTGATCGAAGCACTGGCAACAAGAAGTGAAGACGAACATTACGAGATGAAGCTTCACGACGTAAAGAACCAGATTTACCAAAACGTATATTCATCATTGGTTAATATCTACAAAGAAAAAGGTACGAACAAGGCTTTCAGAAATGTTCTGCATGCATTTGGTATTGATGAAGACGTTGTAAAGATTAATTTTTATGGCGACAATGTTGATTTTGAAATCAATGATCGCTACAATATCAGAGCCTCTAAGGAGAAGTTCGTAGATTTCAACCATCCAGATAGATTCGCTGGTACAATATATCAGTATGCATCTGGAACAGACGGTGTTAGTTTCATTTCTGGCTCAGGCGGAGACTTTGAAAAATACATCCCAGTGACAGTAGAGACTCAAGTTATTTTACCAAACAAGTTGGAGTGGACGTCGGCAGAAGGATTCCAGACTCCATTTACTAAATCTGTTATTTTGGGTATGCACGAGGCAGATCCTTCTGATGGAACAGACTACACAATTCCATTATCAGACTATTCTGAGATTCAAATGTATACTGTTAGAGATCGAGAAGAATCAAGAAGAGTTCGATTCCATCTTTCTTCATCAGTTTTAGGAGTACACCTTTCTTCATCATTGTATGACGATATGTACTTGAACAATGAGTGGCTTTTATCTTTCAGGCTTCGTAACGAGAAGTTTCCGACAACAGATTTTGTTGCTAGTTCATCTTTAAATGCAGACTATATTATTGACTTTGTAGGATTCAATACTGACGGAAACAGTACCATCAATTCGTTTGAATTCTCTTCTTCGGTTGCAGCAGCAGACGCTCATAATTTCTTGAACTCTTCTAAAAGACTTTATGCTGGAGCAAAGAGAACCAACTTTACAGGCTCTTTGCAAGAAAGATCAGATCACAAAATTGGATTTGTAAGATACTGGATGAATTATCTAGATAACGAAACCTTAAAGCAACATTCCTATGATAGCAACAATGTTGGTGCAAAGTCTCCAATGAGATCTGCGTACTTGATGGAAGACAGTATCAATGACATCAAAGTTCCTGAGATTGATACTTTGCTCTTGAACTGGGATTTTAAAACTTTATCAAAGTCAGACGCTAACGGACAATTTATCTCTATTGATGTAACAAGCGGCTCCGGAGAGCAAAGATATGTTCAGGCATTTGAAGATGTCAAAAGAAAATTCTATCATGGTAGAGGAGATAAATTCCTAGCCAATGATGAAAAGGTTATTGATGTAGAATATATTAATGCAGCAAGATCCACATACCCTGAGATCCTACAGGGAGATGATATGATTGAGATCAGAACTCAAGACGACATTCAGTTTACCAAAGAGACACTACCACAAGACTACTACATCGCTTTTGAGAAGTCTATGGCTCAAACTGTATCTGAAGAAATGATTCGATTTATGTCCTCTGTAAAGGATTTCAACAATTTAATTGGGCGTCCAGTTGACAAATATAGACAAGAGTACAAAGATCTAACAAACTTACGTCAACTCTTCTTCGAAAGAGTGTCTAATGAGCCTGATTTGGACAAATACATCGATTACTACAAGTGGTTGGATGATTCACTAGGGGAAATGTTGGTAGCCCTTGTGCCGGCATCCTTAGCCCATTCTGACGGTGTAAATAACGTTATCGAGAACTATGTATTCTCAAGAGACAAATACGATCACAAGTTCCCAACAATTGAATTCAAGGCTCCAACTCCTGAAGGCGGGATGAACACAATCAACCGTCATCTTTATCCTTGGAAGCAGGGACACGCACCTACTTCTGGAAATGAAGACGAGAATTGTTACTGGCATCTTGAGAGAAAAGAAAAAGACGAACCAAGAACCAAGATTTTCCAAGCACGAAATTCTGTGTTGAATCGTTCATTCACCACAGCACAACACTTTGCAGTTGATAGAACAAAAGCAATTCATGGTGGAACGAACTATGAAGACAACAAAAAGAGAGATTACATCTGGAGCGCTACAAAAGAAGTAGCAGAGTCCCCTCTTACATATGGAGAGTACGGTGGGTTCCCTCTGCGATACGTTCTGACTAACAATGATATGTTCCAGTCCCTTAAGGATTGTTCAGACGAACGCCCTGTTACAGAAAAGATCAAAAGAGCGTTTAGCGCAGTAGATGGGTTTACTGCTTTCCATCATCACCAATCTGGTGGAATTGATGGAGTATACAAAGGCGGTATGGTATTTCCATTTAACATTATGTCTTCTTCTGTGACTACTGGATACACATCACAGGTAAATGGTATTCCGGGGTTGTTGGAGAATGTGGATGTTGTCAATATCCATTCGGATACAACAGACAACACAAATGAGATTCCAATGCAGTCTCCTTTCACAGAAAGATGGGTTGGAGGACACCAGCATAGACACGCCCCAATTAATGACGGAAACGACTCTATGCAGTCTCGTGGAGAAGGGTATAAAATTCTTATCAACAATATCGAAAACCAAAGTGGTTCGATCGGTATCGTAGGGGCTGATTATCCTCACCCATATGCAAGTCAATACGATGCTCCATTCTTTAATGTTGAACAAGCTAAAGCAAGATATTATCGTGAAGAAAGAGCGAAGCGCCCTGTCAATATCAAGAATATCGAAACTACCGGCTCTCAAGTTGGGAATTATCAAAAGAAATATCAATTCGTCCATACCTTCGGGAGAACTCAAAATAAAACATTCTTTAGGGGAGTAGGCTTAGATGAAAATATTCACAATCAAATTAACTCAAGTATGCCTGCAACAAACTTGGAAACAAGTTTGGTAGCAAGAGGGACAACAGGGGAAGGAAACTTGGCTTCTAACTTCGATTCTTCAAACTTGTATCTTGGAGGGATTAAAGATTCAAATCCTCCTACATCTGGTTCGACTCCGAGCAAGCACACAATTGCTTCTAAATTCTCTGCTCCCGGTGGATTCGAAACTATGTCTGAGGTTTTCTTAGATTTATCTGCAAAAGAACACAGTGCTTATAACGCACTTCCTTTCAGAAACCTACAAGTTAGAGGATCAGGTAGTGGAGAAGAAGGTAGCATCCTTCATCTCGAAGACATACATGGCAACAGATATGGGCTTATGTCGCACCTAACACGTCACTCTTCTTGGGGTGGTGTAGATTCCGTAGTCGGAAACAACAAGCCTTCATTTCACAAAGTCAATAGAAACCCAAAATGGGACGCCTCTGAAGAAGAAAAAGATTATGATAACTACTGGGTACAACACCAGATACCACAATCTGACTTTCAATACCAGTGGGTTAAGCAGTCACATACTGCTTCTTATGCCACTTCTTCGCTAGCAGGACACGTCTTGTCTGGCTTTACAGAGCCAAGCGGAACAACTTCAAGATACCCTCATGAGCATATCGATAACACTGTAGTAAGTCAAAGTGTAATCAATCAAAGAATTGATGGCGTAACAGCGTATGGATATCCTTCTTGGGATCAGATAAGAAACAACGACAAGAATGTTAACATTCAGCTTAAAAAAGCTTATGGATATAATGTTAATTCTGGAAACGTAGAAGAATCAAGAGTGACTGAAAATATTCCTAACAGCGCAGATGTCAAGTTCAGAGACTCAGAGTTCCAATTTAAATATCCATATGTCAATATGAAGTATCACTTTGACAATAGAAAGTTGCGATTCGAAACTGACAAGACTAAAAATGAAACTCTTTACAAGTCAATCTATGGCTACTATTCTCAAAATACTGATGACGTGGAAATACTTAAGAAAAACATCAAGCAGATTATTTTCCCAAGATACGTCAAGCACACCAAGTATAGCACTAGACATAGACATTTCTTTGCTTCTAAGTTCTGGGCTAAAGGCGAGAATGATCTGTACAACTCTGATATTAGCGAGACTGGATCATATTATCGCCTTGATGAACAAGGAAGAAGAGAAACCAATGTAACTGCTTCATTGTTTGCAGAGGGGAGCCTGAATAGCCAGATAAAAGAAATGATGGACTTAGGACATTTGACGAACATTATCCCTTCTCAATCAATTTGGGATATGGACTCAAGAACTAATTTCACAAGTTCAGATCCGCAGGCTGCTGCGTCAGACTCTGATGGAGCACCGGGTGTATTGCAAAATCAAGATCACCACTTCCACAATGGACTAAAGACGTTACTAGTTACAGGATCTGCAGCAACTGGATCTTTTAGAACCAAAGGCGCTACTGTCTTTGGAACGCCTTCCTCTGGATCTTTCAGAGTTCAAGGAATGGTTCCAACAGGAATCAAGGCAACTGGATCATTTGAGGTTACTGGAGCAACTGTTTTTGGCACAGAGACAACTTGGGGCTTCACAATGGAAGAGCCTTATGTTCCGGGAGTTAGCTCATCAATGACTTTTAGAGCTGGAGAAGCAACCACACTCGGAACAACAGGAGTGGCTTCATTTCAGATGAGTGGTGCATATTATGCTGGAAGTGTCACAACTGGACAATTCACACTCGATAATGCATATGTAGGCGGAACAGCGCCAACTGCTGGTTTTACAGTCGATTATCGACAGAGAGCAGAACAGAGAACGACTAAATTAATCAAATTGAAGCCTTTAAAGTCTGCAGCAAACCCAAACAGTACTAATGCAACGAATACATTATCACAGAATTATTTAAACACTAGTCCTAATTATGATGATGCCTATATAAGATTTGGAAGCAACCCGTACACTCCTCTATTTAATATTGTTACAAAAGCAGATGATCACTACAATAGTACTCCTACAGATACGACTACTAACAAGTACATTTCGATTTTTGCAGATGCCAAATACCCAATCCTCCATCGATCGGATAGTCAAAGAGTCAATACTGCTACAGGAGCGATTAACTTCGACTCAAGCAGCATTACAATAGCATTTTGGATTGCGTTGAACACTTCCGCTAATTCAGCGTACAATGACTTTGGTGGCGTTGATGGTGCTCATATATTTTTGCGATTATTAGATTCAAATAGTAACACTGTTTTTAGTCTACATGCCCAAAGGAACACAATTGGTTCAAATGTAAATTATGGAATGTATGCGAGAGTTTATCATGACAATGCAGCGTACAGACAAGGATCGGTTCTTAACATGTTCTCCTCTGGCTGGAATCATGTGGTGATGAAGTACAGTGTTTCTTCGGCAACTTTTGAAATCTATCTTAATGGATCTTCACAAGGGTTCACACTTACTACTAGTGGAACTCCATCAAGTGCCTTGCGAACCGGCTCTAGATTATTCTTGGGAGATAGTGGGGGCAATTTTACTACCAAAGTAGATGAATTGGCAATATACGATACATCAGATTCAAACTATATGCCCGATGTATCATATCTCTATAACTCAGGAAGATATTCAAATATTTTAAATTATAGCGCTTCCAATTTGGTTCATTATTGGAGACTTGGAGATGGGGATGATGATGGCAATGTTACTTTAGGTGATTTGAATTTAATCGACTATGTGGGTACTGCCAACTTTAACACCGCATCTAACACTAACTCTAACATATCTTTTTCAGATCAGGCAATAGATTTCCGTAAATCGGCATTAAAAACAGAAAAGCAGTTTGCAGAAGAATTTGTTGATATGCTTTATGCTGAATTGGCTTCGGAATACACTATTCGATTAAACTGTGGATTAAAAGATGGCTACACATATCCTGAATATTCTATATCTTTGATCCAGACTTCTACCGGAAGTGATCCTACCATTAATGTGTCAAGTATGTCCCAGTACAAGTCTCCTTTGTTGACGCATACAGGTAACAGCCGCTATGATGAATCTAATATGACTTCTGGGTTTTCGTTCGGCGATACAATCACTATTGATGGAAATCAATTTGATATAGGGCATCATTCTCCGGGTGAAATAGGCGATTTCAATACATATGATGCATCTGATTCCACTAGAACTAAATCACTTAGATTTGGACAAACTACGGTAAGTGATATTCGTGCAACTGTGTCTCCTTTATATGGTTTTGGGGTAGCTGGAACAAATCCATATTATTGTTATGGCAAAAACGCAGTTACTGGACTAACAGTAAGTGTTTGGATTCGCCCTGACGACGCAGATTCTTCGACAGTAAGATATTTTCTAATTGGCAGAACAACTAATACCTCTCAATCTTCCGATGGTAGAAAGCCTTTTCCTAATTCTGCGCCATCCGGAGAACCCGGAGGTGCTAATGTAACAGTCACGTCATACGATTCTTGGAGTTTGGCATGGCAGAATGGTAACTTGATAATACGTATGTACAGTTCTCAATTCACTAGTAGTCTTTATACTGTCGGAAATGCGTTTAAAGATGGGAAATGGTACCATGTTTATGTCGAACTCGCTGGAAATGGAACAATTAGTCAAACTCCAGTCGTATACATTAACGGAGTTTCGAAAGGAGTTTCAGTAAATAGTGCCGGTTCTGGCACCCCCATCGCAGCAACTACTTCGTTATTCATCGGTGGATCTTCAGAGGAGATGCAAGGGCATATAACAGAATTGGCACTCTTTAACGGAACCTCGCTCCCATCAGAAGGTACCACCACAGCAGCAGCCTTGTTGTATAATAAAGGCAGAAGATCGCCACACATATTATCAACTGTTCCTAAGTTAGCAGATAGGCTAAACAACTATTGGAAACTTGGGGATGAATTTACATCTATTAGTTTACCAGCAACACCTTCTGCAACGGACGGTACTTTCCTGACTGCTACGGATACTACCATATCTGGCGATAATCACGCTAAGTTCCAAGCAGACATAACTCTTCCTAAACCGACTTATATAAAGATTGTCGAAGGAGTGTTGAAAGAAAGAACCAATGGACTAGATGGTACTGACTTTTTCAACAACATAAAAACATCACTAGAAAGCAACTCTGTTATCAGTACAGCAGCTTTCACAGATAACACAACCTCTGCAAATTTCACAGTAACTCATGCGGCTGCCGGTTCAACTGTAAGATATATATCTGAAATAGGCACTACATTTAGCAATACCTCTAATTTTACTAACGGTACTGATTCTACCGGAATAGCTACAGGAGCCAAAGCTACATTTCTCGTAATCAGAAAGGGATCATATGATTATTCTGTCAATTATGGCACAGGAACAACAGAAAATGTTGTGTTTGATTTTAAAACTTCTGGAGGCTCAACAGTAACAACAAATAGTTACACCACCAATCCAGTTTTAATAGATGTTACACAATTTGCTTCAAATACTGCATTATGGGACAAGGTGCTACAGGCTATCGACAATCATGGATCATTGTTGATCGGCTCTGTTACCAGAACTAACGGAACATTTAGTCTAACAACAACCGATAAGGCAGATGGCAATACGTATTTCATACAAGAAAACGATGCCGGTGGACATATCAGCAATATTAGCAACGCTGGAGGAGATCCTACATCTGGCTCATCTACATCACATTCCATAACAATTGATGGAGCAATTATCGACTTGACTACTAATAATAACGCCTCTGATCATGTCGATGTCGTCGGAGTGACGAATAGCCAAGTTTGGGATAGAATGAAGGTTGTAATTGACAGTAGTCATGTTGACGGATGGGAAGTCGCAAGCACTCAATCTGTTAACTCTAGAGTTATGCAATTTAACTTACAAGCGACACAAACTGGCTCTGTAAGCGCAGGTACAGTGACTTCTGTTGGCTCTACTTTTAATGTCACGGACGATGGTTCTGGTGGTTCAGACGAAACTGGAGCAACTGCAGGTGATTATATAGAGCTTTTTAATGGCAATCCAGAAGAAGATTTGAGAAAAATTCAAATCATCACTGCCGGCAGCACAACTGATGGCGATCCAGATCAGAATGGAGATGCAACTTCATATATTAATTCTGTAGGGACAAATACTGCTTTTTGGGACAGTATACAAGACAGACTGGAATATTGGGGCTATGGAGTGCAATATAACAACTATTCTACATATGCTACATTTACTGTACAATCTTATTTGGAAGGCACTGCCGGAGATCAGCCTCTACCAAACAATAATACATACGGAAGCACATTTTCAAATGTAACTGATTTTAACGGTGGATCAGATGATTCTGGTGCAACACCCGGCTCAACCCTGTCTTTCAAAAAAGATGCCAACACGACAAAAACTGTTTTACTTGTTGATACAGCCCCAAATGCAGCGTATAAAATCCGATGTGATTCTGCAAGTGTTAACAAGACTGGAATGTGGAACGCAATATATAATTATCTGAATGACACAGCCGGCACTAACCATACTGTAGTTCAAGGGAACGATAGTCCAAGAACATTTAGTATGACTTATTATCAAACAGGTGCTTTTGATCCCACGCCAGCAGTAACTGGAGACGCCTTTGTGCTGACTTCTACAACTGTTGGGACAGACGAGACAGGGGCAAGAGCAGGGGATACAATTACTATTGACAATCAGGTTTTTACAATTGTGCACAGTTTAAACCCTAACCCAAGGGAGATCAATGCTAGTGGAGTCTCGAATACAGAATTCTTGAATGCTCTTAAGAATGAGATTATAAATTCTTCATCCTTTGCAACGGCTTCGTATGGATATTCTGGTGTGACTAGCCTATTTCAGAAATTTAATCTCACTGCTTCAACGACGGGAACAGTATATAATATTTCTTTTGATACTTCATCAGCAAATCAGAGAACCTTTGATGTTTTAGATGGAGCAGCCGGAGGAACAGATACATTTGGGTTGCAACATATAGATCGGATATTGATTCAAGATTCAGATGGAAATTATCCCAACGCTCAGTTCTCATCAGTTCATTTCCAGATTAATACAGCATCAAGCACTCCTGAGACGGAGATTAACGACTATACTTTTCAAATTGGAATTCAAGATATTAAAGATCCGTCAGTCAGTCAAACAGATGCCGAAAGAAGTCAGGCTGCTTGGAATAGAATATCAGCATCGATAAAGTCACGCAGCCAGTTCAGTAACATAACAATTGAAGAATTTATTGACACAAATGGAGGAGCAGATGGCGAACATCATGCCATCTTCCACATAACCTCGTCAAATACTGGAAGTGTCTACAATGATGATATTCTTCTTGTTGCGACGAGTTCTGATGATGGGCGTGATGGCTTCACCATATCGAGTAATACATCCGGCGGAACAGATGAATCTGGTGCAAAAGCAGGCGACACAATCACAATTGATGGTGTGACTTTCACTCTTGTTACAGGCTCTGCCGCAGGCGCAGGAGAGGTTCTTTGCGGAACAAACGTTAACAATTTAAACACACTCTCAAATGATGATTATTTCAATAATCTTACAGCAGCAATTGAAGCGTCTACATCACTAGATCCAGTATCTTGGACTGTATTCAACTCTGACTCTGCTTCTTTTAGCCTAACTTCTTCTGTTACAGGAACTGTTGATAACTCTCCTATGACTGAGACTGGCAACACTTTCTATAATCTTGCAGGGATGAGTGGAGGATATGATCCAGTATATATTAAATTCGGAGATATAATCCCAACACCAAGATATGGATATCCCCATGTTCTTACATCTCCCGGATCTCTTAGAGCACCTTCGGCTAAGTCGAATCTTGGGCTTATCGATAATGATTATAAGCTAAGATCTAACCACTTCAGTCTTACAAGATCTCTAGGATATACAACAGATGGACTATATGATAATACCTCAAGATGGACAACTCCAGATTTATCTGGGCTTACTCCGATGGATGATGACTACAATGTTTGGTACGAAAGAGTCAGAGGACACAATAAACACTTTTCTTTGATTCCAGAATTCAGAATGAGTTCTCATGTGGAAGGTATCATCAAGAATGGTATGGATGAGAAGTCTTATTTTGCAAAGAACTATTGGCTTGAGATCACTGGTGCTTCTCTTGACGATGGACAAACGGTAGCAAGAAACAATAGAGGCGAATCTGCAGAATTCTTGAAGGAATATTCTTCTACAACGAACATCAGAGACATCGAAGACTTTATTGAAGACAATGTTGCAAACATGGATTTGCAGCCATTTACTTTGACACTTACTTGTGAGGCACTTAAGAGCTTCTTGCCGTATGATGGTTTCTATCCTCAATCAAGAACGGTACAGATGTGTGAAGCATTTGCTGGATCATACGGAAAAGGAATCACTGCAGTAGAAGCCAATCCGGATGATACAGAACTTGAATTCCCAGACAATAATGCAATCGCTCAAACACGCCCTGTTTTTGATGCTGTTATGTCTCCGGGATTGCTCTATAATACCATTAAATCAGGTATGGCAGTAGATTACCCTGTCGTTACCACAAAGATGGCTACAGCAAGCCTCAAGGATCCCTATGGTGGCACAAATCATATGATTAGTAATGAGTTTTTTGACAACAGATTGCCGTTTGAAACTCTCCTTAAGCCGGAATCACATATGTCTAAGGAATATATTGTTGATATGAATCCTCACCCAAGTTCTTCTGTTAACTTGAAGGCTAAAATTGGTGAGGCGTCAGATCCAAACTATAAACTAATGTCTAACAATTTCTTTGCAGAAGCTATGGAGTTCTTCTTGCAAGAAGGAAAATCATCTAGAATTGTTTCGAAACCAGAAAACGATCCTGACTTTGGGATTGTTATAGCGAATCATGCTGGAATTCTTCCAACTTATCGTTCTATTTTCCGAGTTTATAAATCTAAGAAGCAACATCCTTGGGTTGAATTTGAAGGAGTGTCTGAAGTTATCAAAGATAAGACAGAAGATGGCTACTACTACGTTAACGAAAGCAAAAAAGATAGATTCTACAATCGTCCTCCAAGTGGTACAAACTATTTCTTGAGTGAATATCAGGGTTTGACTGGGACAGATTTAGAATACGATATTGAAAAAATCAACTACCCACGTCCTCAGATGAACACTTATGCAGAAGTTGAGACAATCACAATGTATTCTCAGCCAAATGCTTTCGGCCCGCCTTGTGCTGGTGGTGTTGCAGTGGAGTACAAAGGTAGAAATGGTGACGGAGATGCTATCACAGGTGGAAGAAATAATACAACATATATGATGTATGACTCTACAAACGGCTACAATGCTCCATTTACGCCTCCGTATTACGACGGAGAGGCTTGGGCTATCTATACGTTTACTCCTCAAAAATCAGGCAAGCATACGCTAAATGAGATCTTGCAAAACACAACTGTAGAATACTTGAGATATGAGTTAAATCATGAATCAGGTTCTTATGGCGATAGAGGGACATTTGGGCCGCAAGGATATACAATTAATGACAACGCCATGCAAGTTGATGCATCTTTCAACCTGTTCAAGCAAGTTGCTAACGGCGAAGAAGGTAGCTCTTGGGTTATTGAGTCTAAGTTTGAAACTCCAATCTTGGACTTCTCGAAATACCTAAACAGAGAGTACAATGCAGAATTTGAATCTGAAGTCACGTCAGACGACATTTACACGGACAAGTTAAGTCTTTCAGGATCTAGGCAAGAGCCTGACACTCTTAGTGCTGTTCATTCTTCACTCTCGACTGTTCATGAGTTGAGCGGAATCCTTAATCCAATTGGAATGTGGCATCAATATGGTGAGTTCCCACAAGAAGCGGATAGAGGAATCTTCATGCAAATGATTGATATGCCCGTTGAGTATCAGCAATTAGGAACAGAACTTCCTATTGCTAATCCAAAATACGCTGTAGTGAAGCCAAATATAGCTTCTTGTGACGGTGCTGGGCTTGATGCTGCGTACAATGACAATCCAAGAGATACAATGTTCCCATATTTCAAAAAGCAGATTATCAAGAGAAGGCTGGTTGGAGATGATGAGTTTGCTGTAGAAGGTGGATCAATTCAAATCATCAATCCAGAAACTGATGTTATTATCGACACAGAGTTGAGATATGTAGATCTGCAGAAGATTTTTGGAATTAACCTGACAAGCACAGCTTCCGCAGCAGAAAACTTTAAGATGTTTGATGTTTTCAGAGATACTACAAGCGGTACTATGGCAACCTTAACAGGTTCAGACTTTACGACACCAACTCTTGATGTTTATGTTGACGGAGTCCAGTCTAACGACTACGATGCGTCTACCAATGGTAACTTCGCAGGACATTGGGCTGCTTCTTATTATCACTACGACAGAGAGAGCAGCTATGCCCCTCTTCTCATTACAACTAAAAACTATGACTCGATGGCATATGACTACGGAGAGTTTTCGAAAGGATTCTTTGAAGACTTCTTGGCAGACTTCTCTATTGGAATTCCATACGGAGAACAGTCTACAAGATATGGAGATGCGCTCGAAGTGGGATGCCATTCTGGAGCAAACGGAACTGTATTGGTTCCCGGATACATCTCTCAGATTATCGACAAAAACAATAATGAACTGACAATTGGTAAGTTAGCTAATATCAACATGACTGATGCATCAAGAGCATCTCTAACAGATTTGGTTGGTGCAAGAACGATTGCTGCTGTTGCCACTCCTGCTACGATGAATGCAACAGCGATATCGATCAACAACTCAATCAGAGCAACAAGAGTTAATTCTAACACTTTCAGTGCTGTCCGGAAAACAAATAGAAGATTTAAGTTTGGACTTATTCCTGACTACCCTGCTGTATCTGCTCTTGCATCTGCGGACACTTCGTCATACAAGTTCCCAGAGCCAATGTTCGTTCGTGGAGCCATTAAATACAACGCTGGTGCTCCAACTGCTTCAAGTGATGTCAATCAAAGAAAAATAACTTATTTCAAGAAGATGCCTCAATACGCTCCTCAGTCAGATAACAATATTGGCGGAAACCCATCAACAGTTAGATGGGGACAGTTTATGCACAGCAATTCTGATCCTGTTAAATCATTAGCCGAGTTGGTTGGTTTTGACAAAGAGCCTGTTAAGATGGGTGTCACGGCAAAGTCTAGGGTTATTAAAGAAGCCGTAGTTGCTGTACCATACATCACCAACAAAGATAAGATTCCTGAATTCTTGAATCTAAATCTTGAAAATGGTACGTCGCAAGATCCCGAAGTTCAAAGACAAATTCAGAAGATGAAGGAATACGTATTCCCTCCACATTTGGATTTCTTGAATTATGATGTTCAGCCAGTGCCAATGTACATCTTTGAATTCACAAAGACTCTAGAGAGAGATGATTTGAATGGCTTATGGCAAGGTGTAATCACAGAAGATCTCAAGAGAGTAGAAGAAGATAGCAAGACAATCACGCACGTATTGTCTCCTAACAGTCTTCTTGGATCTCTCAAGGATGTTAGTCCTAATATGAATATCCTCAAGAAAGTTAGATGGAGAATTTTCAAAGTCAAACAAAGAGGTAACTTCTCATATGAAGAAAAGATGAACAAAGATCTCGGAAAGGCAACAAAAGATAAAGACTTGGTTGGATACAACTGGCCGTATGATTACTTCTCTTTGGTAGAGAATGTCAAACTAAGTGTCGATGTCGAACTCAAGAAGCCTACACAAGCACTAGGCGGCACTGCTTTAATCCCAGAAGGTGGATACACTGGCACTGGTATTGGCGGCGATCCAATCGCAACAGACGCTTTTGATCTAGAGATAGGAAGAGAAGTTTCTATCAATCGCTCAGACTTCCCAGAAAATCTTGGACAATCAGTATATTCTTCTCAAACTCAAAGTCAAGAAGATCAATTCACCTATGGCGATGCGAAGAATGAGATTTTAAGAGAGTTCAGAAAAGCAATCCGAACAGATCTAAGAAGCAGAAACAAAAAATGGAACGATCTAAAAATTCGAGCCAAAAGAAGATATGTAAAAAGAGCAATCAATTCTGTTGAGTTGACAGTTGTGTATGCCAATATGGTTGATTCGTTCCCGAATATCAAAGGATTCACAGAAAGACTTAAGCCGAGAGACTTTTAGGAGGTATAAACGTGACATTTTTTAACAAAAAAGAAGAAATATTAGAACTAAAACTTTCATCCTATGGAAGACAGAAACTAGCAGCAGGCAATTTTAAGCCTGTATACTACGCTTTCTTTGATGATGATGTCCTATATGACGGTGCTAGGGCAGGAATTTCAGAAGATAACAACGATATCGAGCCCAGAATCCAAGAAAACTCTCCATCTTTGAGATGCCAGACGAACTTTACAGATCTTGAGCAAAAAGTCAGAAAGCAAACTCATGATAAAATCGGAGAAACATATCATGATTCTAACGTGACAGACTTGAAAAACGATCCTTCTGTGTTCCAAGATTACGATGGCTTGAGAAACGTTCTGCCATTAGGCAAGTCTCAATTAGGAAACCAGCATGTTGCTGCTTGGAGAGTGGAGTTTCTAGAAGGAAGGTTTAATAGTTCGAGATCTACAACTTTGGACTCAAGCGTTACTTGCCAGTCTCCTTATTCTTGCCAAAAGCCTGTTGTCAATATACCACAAATCAAAGTCGATATGAATGTGCAGCCGGTTTTGGTTGAAAAAGATTTTAAAGGAATCTCTGATCCTGTGACTGACAGGTTTGTGGCACAAGATTCTGAAGGTGGAATGTTTATCAGAATCGTAGACGATTATATATTGCTTGATGTCGCTGAAGCAAATGTCGATTTGTACAATGATTCGTTTTCGCTGGAAGTGTACGAGATAGATGAGGACGCAGATCAAAAAGAGATATTGATTCCTAAAATGTTTAAAAAGGAAATACAACCTATCGTTAATGGAATTTTGTTAGATCAGGAAGAGATTGAATCTCAAATATCTGAGGTGCAGGTTGATAGCAAGTTTGTCGAGTATTACTTTGATATAACTGTCGATGATGGAATCGATAATAAAACCAAAAGAGAGAAGATCCACTCTAGAGATAAAAGAGGCAATATATTCGACAGTAACATTAGCTCTCAAGATTACCAACAAACTCCCGGAACAGAACTATATACTAGTGATAATGATGGAGAGGATTGTTAATGGCGAGATGTACATTAGATGATTTAGTGCCAAGTTTTAGGTGCAACCGGATATTTCTAGAGCCCACAACTGGAAACTACGAAGAATACAGTGTCAGAATTGATGCCTCAGTATACGATACAGTCGAGGACGATAGTGGGATATCGGATTACTTGATGTCAGACACTTTCAAAGAAAATATAAAATTGATTGCAGTTTATTCAAGAAGCGAGAGTGTCAAAGAGTTTGTTGATTTTTTAGCATCTTATTGGAATGAGGAAAATCAAGTTGGCTTAAGCCCAGCAAAACAAAGCTTTTTGTTTTCGCTCATAATGGCTGGGGTTGAATTTGAATCTAGTTTTGAGGCGACTATGTTTGGAATCCTCCTATTAGGTAATGAGGTATTCAATTCCGCAAGTGTGGTTAATAATGCGGCATTCTCGGAATCTTTAGAAGAGCATTATGATAATTTGATCAGATCTAAGATGGCACATGAAATTGATGTGGCAGAGATAGGCTTCTCTTCTTATGGAATCCAAGCGTTGCAAAACTTTGGAGAATTGACTTTCGACGAAGATGGCAACCGATATTATGATATCAAGTTACCTTTAGAGAGTTTAACATTTACGAACAGCACCGCTGTAGAAAGTTGTTATATGCACACTGTGTGTTTATTCGAGATAAATAACGCACAGAGCGATGTTTCCATTCCAGTAAACTCTGATACTATACAATTCTTTTTCAAAGATATCGACGAGTGTCATATCTTGGAAGAAGGAGTGGCTGCAACTGAAAAGGTTCAAGATTTCAGGATCACAGAGAGAATACAAGAGATTATTCGTCCGGACAGGATCACTATCTACGATCAAGTTATTGATGAGGTTAGTCTTGTGTCTGGCAAAACTCAGGTTCTTAATGCTGGCATAACGTCCGATCTGTATTCTTCATACGTATCTATGGTTCCGTATGTCCCAGAGGGAGACAATATCCTAACCTCAAAGGATATCAAAACTAATAATCGCTTCTTCTTGAACATATATGAATTGTGTAAAAGAAATTCTAGTGTGAGGTTTGTGTACGATAACCTTGCCAAACACAACATATCCGGAGTCTTCAGTGGTTTGCGAATATTGGACACCAGAGTAAAAAGAATTAGAAAAGGGACAGACATTTCCCATCCACTTCAGGATTCAGAAATCAATATATCAAGCTCAAAGCTTTCTAAGATGATTATGCATTATGAGTTTGAAGATCTTGGAATAAGAAAGCTAACAGATGGTAGGTATTTGTATAATTTGGAGTTGGACTTTGTTGATCCGATGTATGAATTCATGGAAGAAATCATTACTCCAGTTAAGAATCTGTTGTCCCGGTACAACAAGGCAATGACTTATATCCACAACAATCCTCAGAACTATAATGAAATTAGAGACGAACTTAACCTTAAGGCTCAGTCGGATCTTAGGGCATTGTTTGAACAAGACAGTCAGTTATTGACTG